CGATATGACGATGGACAGGATGTCTGACGGCAAGCTCTGGTCGTCATACCTGCATGATGCACAGCGGGATAAGATGTCTGGGTCTATTCGCATTTCTGAAGGTCTCTCGTAAACTTCGCCCAATCGGGTGTTGTAAAAGGACATTATTGAACTCTCACTTGATTGAATTGCCGCAAGCTCCAACTGCTTCAAGGCTTTCCAGTTTGTCTGTTCGTGCATCAACAGACCGTTTATGGCGTAAGAGCGCATAACCCTTCCGTACTCGTCACGTACAGGGTTCGGATTAGTGCTCTCATATTTATGCTCCATAGCTATGACTTGCGACTCTGTAAAACACTCGCCGCACGTTGGGCAGGCAACCGTTGGATTGTCCGGGTCAGTCCAGTCAAGGTCTTTCCACATGGGCGAGAAGAAGTGTTGACAACTTGAACAAACCACCCCCCACTTCTCGGCTGTACCCAGTTTCCATTGAGACATAATTCGGGAATCATCTTTAACCGTTGGCGTTGACGTACAGACAATCATGCTGTTTCTGTAAGTTTTTGTTCGGGCTGATGCAAGTGTGATTACGTCCCCTTCTCCGGGTAGCTCAACATATCTGTCCACCTCATCGAGAAAGACATTACACGCAGGCGTGGAGCAGAGGTCAGATGCAGACTTGGCAGAACCTAGCATCAGATTGACGCCTGAAGAAAGCGCAATGTTGATGGCACTGTTTGACTTGTCGGGGCTTTCCTGTCGTGAAGCGTCGTCCAGTAATCCACAGCATTCGGTGAGAAACGGTTTTAAACGGTTTTTGGCGAGTTTTTGCGCATTGTTTGAATTGTCCAAAATAAAAAGACTCGTCTCCCGTTTGTACTGCATCATCCATCCAATGAAGTTCAGTATTGCGGTTGTTTTCGAGGCTTGAGCGGGGCATACAATAACCACAGAGTATGTGTTGTGAGACCAGCCCATTGCATCTGTTGGGATGCGCATGAACTCATACTTCTTGTATGAGAGGAAATTTCCAGTTCTGCGAATGTAATGGTGGTGAGTAGCCCACTCTGTTACGGAGACCTTCTTCGGGATGCGAAAGCCATCCAGTTTGTACAATCTGCTTTCGGACATCTCAGTTCTCCCGTTTCCGACCATTTATGCGGTTTGAACGTCTCTGGTTCTCACGCTGTATCTGCGTTGAGGCATCCTTTTCGTCGCGTGAGGACTCTAGCGTCAGGTGCAGAGCATTATCAGCAAGCCGGTTTGTCTGCTCAGCAACTTCGTTTTCTATAGCCATGTATTCCTCAGGCGTTAGTGTAGGAACCAAATCCTGTACGATGTTAGGCAGAGCTAGCAGAAAGTCCCTAACAGGATTGAGGAATTTGTGGAACTCTCTTATCGCTGTTCGTATTGAGCAAAGCTCCCGTTCTCTTTCGAGTTTTGTGAAACTTTCCTTTGCGACCGCGAGCCATTCTTTCTTGAGCTTCAGTATTGTCGCTTGACGCTCAAGCTCGTCATCGTCCATCTCTTCAAAATTCGGGACACCGACGATATTTTCGTCAACTGTTTTCTTTTTAGGCATGACGCACTCTCCTGTATCTTGCCTTTGTCCACTGTGTTTGATATAAGGGGTTTGCGACTAGCGATTGCAACACGAAAAAGCACATTGCAGACGCTAGGCAGATTGTCTCGGCTTGTGGAACACCTCCATAAAGCACTCGTCCAGAATCCGTTTCACTTCGGCTTGTTGTTCGTCACACAGCCAAGTCACGGCATCGTAGCTGTAAGCAGGAAGCGCATCGCCCTCATTTGTGAGTCCGTAAGCCCTGACGTCATTACCCTCTTTTACGCCGTAGTATCCTAGTTCAATCGTATTCCCGCCGTAGTAAACAGTAGGGCGTTCATAAATCCCCATGCGTCCGACTTTTGTTTTCGTCGAAACGGTTTTCCATTGACCATACACGTTGACTGGATGCGGCTTTGCGGGTACTCTCTGGTTTACAGGTGCACTGAAACCTTTGATTTCTGCGGCATTAGGGACAGTGCCAGTCAGAATGAGTGCATTCACAACGGCATAGAAATCTACGTAGAGGTCTTTACCCGTGAGTTTCCGTTTCAAGGGAAAGTGTTTGGACGCGAACTCCCAAAGCGCAAACCCTGCACGTTTCTTCCATTCTTGAAGAAGCTCGCTTTCGTTCAATTCAAAGCCGATTTGTCTCTGCTTTCCACGCTGTCTTTTAGCCATATCCGCATTCTCCCGTCAATATCTAACCCATTGAGTTTTGATACGATGCGATGGAGGCTCACATGGCAAAGGTTAAATACATCACAAGACGCGAATATTATACACGAGAATGGGAGGAACTCGCTGAAATTATCCCACTTTTGAGGCGAGCGGCGCGGGATTTCGCCGATGGGAAGATACAGTCCTATGCTCTTTCCCACCACAATATTTCGAGAAATTTCGCGTCATTAAAGGATTTGCTTGACTTTTTGAAAGAGTGTGAGCTTGAATATGAAGAGCTCGACAATGTTCTGCATGGGCGTAGCCGCCGACAGGTTGACCATTGTGTCTATGTCAATCCAACGAACGTTCGTCTTTACTAGGGGAGTAGCCTATGTTTCCATATCTTTACGGCACACCTACGATATCGAATAACGTAGGCTACGGTGCATCGGGCGCGAGCCTTGCGAGTTCAACGGTAGCAGGCTTCAATTCGTGGTCATCCACTGCGATGATTGATTTGATGTCCCGAATGCTTTTAGTCATTCGTTCCCGCCAGCTCGCCATTATGAACCCGATTGCGGCGGCAACGATTCAGCGTTTTACGTCTGGAATCGTCGGGTCTGGCATACGGTATGGTGCACCGAAAGAGAGCGAGTTCATAGGCGACATTTACCCTTTACTGGGTGAGGCGATACAGAAGCGTTTTTTGCTTGCGAGCCGAACGCATGAGCTTGATGCACAGGAACAGCTCACTTTTGCGCAGATGCAGAGCCTTGCAGTACGAAGCATGATGCTCAATGGTGACGTTGCTTATGTTAGACAGCCAGACAGCCATTCATGGCGCATAATCGAAAGCGACCGCATTGTTTCACCGTACTATATGGTTGGAACTGAGTATCGTTGTGAGGACGGGTGTTTTCGTCTTGTCAACCAGGCGACTGGAAACGTCATCGTACAAGGTGTTGAGCTTTCACCTGTCGGAAAGCCCGTGGCATTGTGGATACTGAAAGAGTATCTGCAAAAGCCGTGGACTGTGACAGAGGAACAGATTGAGCGGATTCCAATGGAAGACCCAGAGACAGGTCTGCCGCTTTGTCTTTTGCTTTATGAGAGCTTGCGTGCAGACCAATTTCGAGGAGCCCCAGTCCTTAGTCCCGTGATTGAGCAAATCATTTGCGTGCAGAACTACACACAAGCAGAACTTGCGGCGGCACAGCTTCAATCATCCGTGTGGTCATGGATAGAGACGCCGATGCCTACTCGTGATGATACCGCCCCCGAACTTCCGAGTAGGCTTGATGAGATGATACCCGTCATCGACGAAAGCGAGGATGAGGAGGGTACCGAGGGTGGTGATAAGCCAGAGCAGACGCCGAATTTCACACTTTCAACGAAGTCGAAAGAAGAACTTTTAGCTGAAATGGCAATGAATGCCGCCTATCCACGGGGCAAGGTTATGGGTGCGGGCGAGTGCTGGCATTTGAAAAACGGCGAGAGCTTGAAGTATCTGCAATCGACGCATCCCTCACAGCAGTTTGCGCAATTCACAGAAGCAAATCTTGAACAAATCGCATCGGGTGTAGGTCTCCCGTCACAGGTGTTGCGCATGACCTATGATGGGTCGTACAGCGCAAGCCGTGCGGCGATACTCGAAGCCGGTAAACGGTTTGATGAACTTCGTTCTCACTTCATTGAGCGTTTCTTGAAGCCTGTCATTGAGGTTTTTGTCTATGACATGGTGAAAGACATGATGGGTCAGGATGAGGCTCTGTATATCGCAAATGCTATGGCTTTAGAGGCGATATGGCAAGCTCCGCATGACATCGTGATTGATACACGGGCAGAGATTGAGGGCTTGAAGACAGCCATCGAGCTTGGTCTTGTGAGCCGTGACGAAGCGGCGATGACGCTTTTCGGTCATAAAGCAGTTGCAGAGCCAACTGTTACCGACTAGAGAAGACACAAAAAATGGATCGGTGTCCAATGAGTAGAAAAAGCGCAATATCTAACTCGATAAAAGGGACGTGGTTCCCACGCCTGTTATGGAGATGGGTATGTTAAGGAATTTACACTTTTTTGACGGCATAGATACAGCCGAACTTGAAGCGTTTTCGCGTGCCGTTGCGGGCACAGAATCCGGCGACGTGATTACGTTGGACTTCTGCAACGGTGGCGGCTCTGTTTTCCACGGCATTGCAATATGCGATATGATGAATGCCGCCCGTGCCAAAGGTACAAAGTTTATCTCGAATATTTGGGGGTATGCCGCAAGCGCCGCGTGTTTGGTCGCTCTGTCTGCCGATGAGGTTTACA